GCAGCAAGCCCCAAACGCCCCCGAAGCATTGTAAAGGTAGACGCCCCTTCCGGCGAGGGTAAGCGCATGCAGGTGCGTAGCGTGCTTGCACAACGTGACATATTGACATACTTACGGGAAGAACGCGGACATATTGGCAGGGCTTGCGAACGTGCGGGGGTTTCCCGGCAAGCTTATTACATGCACTTGAAGGAAGACCCCGACTTCGCCCAGGCGGTTGAAGCAATCAAAGCGGGTATAGTGGATGACTATATCGACGCGCTTAACGATATTGCATTGAACCAAAAATTCTTCCCGGCGGTGAAATACTTCCTGGACAATCACGCGCAAGACAGGGGCTTTGGGCGCGAAGTCAAAGCAGCGGAAGACGCGGCGAAGACCAGCAAAGCACCGGTAAATAATACCCAAATAAACCTGGCAATCTTGCCCCCCGAAACGCTGAAGCAGCTACGTGACGCTTTGGCAGTTTCAGCCGCTTTGGAAGAAAAGGTGTAACACTAAGTGTAACAAAACCGCGCTGAAGACTTGCAAAGTCAATATGTGCGGACCCATCCGGCCCCGAACCCTGAAACACCACGAAACACGCCCCAATGAAACTGGGTTATTTTCGTGGTTTTTTGTTGCTGCTTGCTTACCTTGGTTGCACAAAAGTGTAACAAAAGGTGTAACAATCATGAAGGCAGAATTTCAAGTAAGTTATTTTCTGTGGTCAGCACGCAAAGACAAAGACGGTTTGGCACCGGTGTATCTTTCATCAAAGCAGAACAGCACAAAACTTATCAGGTATAACACAGGGGTAAAACTGCTGCAAGTCAACTGGAACAAAGCAAGGCGCGAACCGCGCAACAAACCTGTAGCGCTGTTGGATCTGGAAGCGCGCTTGAAGGATACTTACCGGGACCTTGTAAGGCAAGGCCACGCCCCCACCCTTGAAGACTTATTGCAGCACCTGGACGACCGCAGACGACCAGCAAGCTTTAGCGTTGTTGCGTGGTGTGACGACTACATGAAAGGCCCGTATAGCTATGGCATGCGCAAGGCAGTACAAACACTTAAGACGAACATAACAAACTTTCAGCAGGGCCTAACATTTGACCGGTTAACTAAAGCGATGCTTAGGGCTTTTACAGAATACTTAACAGCGCAGGGGGTTGCAAACAATTCACAGCGCAAAAGGCTTACGTCGCTTATGAACGTTGCTAACCATGCTAACGTTTCTGTGCCCGACCTGTTCGCTTATAAGTTACCATACGCAACGCCCAACGCGTTTAAAGTGCGTCTGACCTGGCAGGAAGTTAAAGCGGTTATAGATACCCCGGCGCTGTCAGAATTTGAACAGCGCGCAAAGGGTGTGTTTTTGTTGGCATGCTTCAGCGGCTTGCGCGTGAGTGACATACTTACACTTCGTAAGGGTGAACTGCATACTTACCACTACTCACGCATTCAGACAAAATCTAAGAAGCCCGTACTGGTCACAGTGCACAAACATAACTTAGCGCTATTCAGGCAGTACATGACTTCCGACGTGCCCCACACACGGCAGCGATTAAGTGACGCACTCAAAGGGATATTGCAGCGTGCCGGGACCCTAACAATCGCTGGCCCTGTTCGGCAGCATTGGGCAATACTACGCGCAGGTAGGTATGCACCAAGCTTGCTGAAGTCGGTAACGAAGTACCAGCAAGTCGGCAACGTGTACAAAGAACTTACCGTGCCGAAGTATAAGGAAATTTCTTTCCACGCTGGCCGGCGCTTCTATGCACGTCTGCTTAATGATCTTGGATTGGATGAAGAAATAGTAAGGGACGAATTAGGCCACAGCTATAAGAACGTTACAGAACTTTACGCGGGGTCACAGGCTCACGTGCATAGAATCGCCCGCGTGCGTAAAGCGCTTGAGGGGCTTGAAGCGCGCATGTATCAGTTAAGCACGCTTCAAGCCTGAAACTGCTTAGAACGCTTAGGGCGCTTCCTAGATAGGTTGTAAGTGTTCTGAAGCCACGTATACCGCGCGTTGTATATTCTTTGCTGTTCTTCTTCCGTTTCTGCGTCCCTCTCCATGTCCATAGTAGCCGAAATATACTGTACTACGTTTTGCCAATTTTTACTTTTTTTCATCATAGTAAGTTAATCAATACTTTCAAAACGATACCGGCCCCGCTTAATCACAACGCGCACGCCGGGTATAACCCCGCGCTTGTTAACAACCTGCCAGCACCCTAAGTCGTCTACCAATTCAATAGTTGAACCCATGTAAAACGCTGTGATAACTTTCGTAATACCTTCAAGCGTGGGGGAACTTCCTAATAGTGTTGTTTTCATAGTAGTAAGTTTAAGGGTTTACCAGCAGCACCACACAAGGGCGGCAACTGCGGGCGCGAATAAAATAAGGTCAACGGGCGCAAAGCGAGTCTTAAGCAATTGTAGTAGTTTCATTTCGTTAGTGCTTTTAAGTTAATGCGGTCGTGTACTCCGCGTAAAAATTCTTTCCTTATTGCTGCGCCTGTCTGCGGCCACCACGTATTTAACCCGTGGCTAAACTTACGGTTCGGGTTCGCTATAGCAAGCTTCCAAGCTTTGACGTAAGACGCTACAGTGACGGTTTGGCGGGTAGCTTCTAAGTATATTGTTTTCATGCCTGTACAGTTAAGCGGTGCTTTGCGCAGTACATCTTTGCAGCGTCTTTCGTGTCAAACTGTAGGGCACCTGCACCGCAGCCGATACCGTCACCTAACTGCGCGGCGTAGCTGTTTTTACCTGTGCGAATAAACCAGCCGTTGCCAAGGTGGGGCACTTCGACTACTTCCACAACCTTAGCACCCTTCACAGGGGCAGCAGCCTTATACGCTGCGTACAGTTTGCGGTATTCGTCAGACGCTAAATATGCGTTACGTGAACCGTATACTTTAGTACCTTCTGCTATTTTCTGGTTCATTTCCTGCGCTGTCATATTCTTTGTTTGTTTATTTCCTATTGATACCCAAAGGTACAATAAAGTAACCGATTAAACCAAATATCTTTTCAAAAATATTTGTAGTATTTTTCTTGCGTAGTTTGTAGTAAGCCCCTACATTTACGGACATGGAAGCTACTACAATCGCAACAGCGCTAAAAGACATGATTGCGCAGGCCCTGGCCGCACAGGCCCCGGTGGACCTTGTACCCCTTCAGCAATTCTGTACCACTAAGGGCATTTCCCGCACCACCGTGTGGCGTGCAGCAAAGCGGGGGGAACTTCAGTTAACTTATATAGGGTCACGGGTTTTTATCAATCTTCAGCAATTTACTACACTTTAAATATGACCTGTACAGCAGACTACTTTAGACGCATGTGTATTGGCGAATTCGCAAACGGCGTACCGAAGCACAGGAACCCACCACCGCCCCCACCGGTCAACGCGGGCCGGTATGACTTCAGCAACCCGTTTCATAAAGAACGCTGGCCACTGTCAAGCACTGTAAGCGATTGCGTACCGCCCTGCATTGCCAAACCTTCACCGGGTCACTACATCCAATACGTGACCATGACAATTAAAACCTATAAAGGGCAATGAATAACGAAGACACTATAAGACAATTCACAGCACAGGGCTACCGTGTGGTGGTCTTAGGCGCCGGTGCAGGCCCGGAAGACTTCAAGCGCGAAGTAGCGCAGGCAGTGCAGCATGGACAAAAAACTGTACTGCTTGTAGACGACGAAAGCAACATAAGAGTCGAAGCCGGGCGAATAGTATTGGACTGTTTCACCCATACGGCATATACTAGACTTGATGCGTTTGACTTGGAAGACATTAAGCCTGTGCAGATAGTCAGCCCGTTGCGCATAGAAGAAGTTAAGCGCGAAGTACGCGACGACTACCAACGGCTGACCAAAGGCGAATACATGAAAGCTAAACAAGACTTCCGCTATCGTTCAAAACACTTCAAGAAACTTTAACAACTTAAATACTACAATTATGACAGCATTGAAAAAAGGCTATTTGTACTTAGTCACTAACAACGAAGACCAGGAAGCCCCCGGTGAAACTTTCCACTGCCACGAAGAAGGTACGTTAGTTGAATGTACCCAAGACAGCGTAGGGCAGGACGGTACAGCCGGGGACGTCGTGAGCGAAAGGGGCATGTCGCAAATCGTGTACCCTGAACACGTGGAAGAAATCGGGGAAATCTTTACGCCCGAAGAACTGGCCGAAGGTGTAAATGAATAATTCACTACAAAGCCCCTACAATTGTGGGGGCTTCTAAAGAAAAACCACTATGAAAACTACTACAATCGCTTGGCAATGCTTGCCGGAACAAGTAACGCCAAATTGCTATCGATTCTTCTGCGCGTTCCTGCGCCATAACCTATTTGACAATACAATCATACTTGACGTGGACGGGCAGGAATGCGCGCTACCAGTTAGTCAGGTAACGGTAGGTCTGGTAGACGGCAAACTATGCTGCGACATTAAAGAAAGGGTAGCCATTAACTTGAAATTGGTATGAAGGCAAAACTATTAAAATACTTTCGGCGGCGCTATGAAGTGAGGCCATCCAACCGACCCGGTTATAGGTTTGTGATATTCGACCACAAGCGTAAGACCGTGGCGTGGTGCAGAGATTCTTTTGAGGTTGCAAATCTGTGCGCATCTAGATTTATGGGTGCTATGGCAGCCATCGACCATGAATTAAGGCACATAAAAAGAGAGCGTATTTTACGGTATTACAAAGATGTTGCAGGTAGGAAAGGTTAACGGCGTGAAGAAAGCTACGCATATAGTGGTAAAGGATAACGACGGCGTGCAGTTTTTAATACCCCGTGACAAGGTTACGGCTTGGTATGAGTGGCGCGGGATAGCGCTAACAGGCCAGCACGCGGCAGGGTGGAACGCCCCCGCGTTTGCTTGCATGTGTATAGTATTTTCTGGCAAATCAAAATATAGGCACCTTGGTAAAAATCATTAAACCCCTTAGTGGCGGGTGCAGCGTTGAAGTCGTCAAATCGGGCGGCGTCGTTGCGTGTTCACTCATTGAACCGGAAACCATTAAACAAAAATAAATCATGAACGAGAAAGAAGTACAAAAGAAAATTGCAGCGCTTGTTAAAGAACGTACAGCGCTGAAGAAAGCCAACGACAAGGACACCGCCGCATTTGACAAGCTTAGTACAAAGATGAATGATGCGATGGACAAGGCGCATGCAAAGTACAACGCGAAGGTGTCAAAGATCAACGCAGCCATTGACAAGCTGGCCGCAAAGCTACCGCCACAGGTAGACTAAGAATTAGCCGGGGGTCGGTGTAAGATGGAAACGCACAGCGGTTGTAATACCAGCAGGCCCGTAGGTTCAATTCCTACACCCCGGCCAAAATAAATTTGTAGTTACGATAAACTTTACTACATTTGTTATATGGATTTAGCATTTGCAATAATTCTGGGGGTGTTCATTATCTACGCTTGCTTAAGTGTAGATCAGAAACCGCCTACAAATATTAACGGGGCATAAGACGGGCAGCGCTTTTGACGGACGCACGGCGTAAGGCAGGTAAGACGTAACCTATATAAAGTGGCGCGTACTTGTAGCGGTCAAAATACCCGGCAAAGTCCGGGACGAACCAAACCACCGCTACACCCCGACGTTTTCATAACCAACCGGGCAACGGTTAAAAGTTATCAAGGTTCTAAAACGCTGTACGCAGCCAATAGACGAAAAGATACTACCGACCCGGCCCGTAGGGGTTACCAATTAAACTACAATTATGGAAAACATCGACTACGACGCGGAGTTATTTGTACCGGATCATATACGCACCTACACTGGTAAGTACTTCAATGCGTTTGACCCCCTACCCGAACTTATCTGCATTGAAGACATAGCCCACGCGTTAAGCCAGCAGCCCCGCTACGCCGGACACCTTCCGCAATTCTATAGCGTCGCACAGCACAGCATATACGTTGCGCGCATACTTCCAAAGCCTTTGCGCCTGTGTGGTCTGCTACATGATGCAGCAGAAGCATACCTATGTGATATTCCAAGTCCCTATAAAAAACATATACCAGGCTATAAAGACGCGGAGTGGAACCTACTTGAAGTAATACTAAAAAAGTTTGGTATTTATAATACGTATTGGCAGAACGAAAACATAATAAAAGCCGCAGACATTCGCGCGCTAAAAATTGAGTGGGACGTATTAATGCAGGGACGCCCGAACTATGACAGCAAGTTTTTTGGGGGCGGTCCAATAGTTTCACAGCACGGTTTTATTGAAAGCCGTTTTTTGATTCGATTCAAACAGTATAGCGCATGAAAGATAAATTATTGTGCATCTTCTTTGAACTGTTCGGGGAACGCATAACTGACAAAACGTACCAAGGTGACGGGGAGTGGGACATACGCTACGGGTGGCGGCTTAAGTTTCGTGGCAGGTGGTATTACTACTTTTTTGAGTGACTAATTTTTAGTAACTTGCTACAATAATGGTAGATGACGAACTGTTAAAAAGTCTAGGGGGCGTAACGCTACGGGATATAAACCAAGCGCTTGCTAAGAAGTGCCTTATAGATTTCACTACCTGGACGTTCCCTAAATATATTGTAGAATGGTTTCACAAAGCACTAGCTGACAAGTTAGATAAGTTCCTAGAAGAAGACGGCGCGCGCCTTATGGTATTCATGCCACCGCAGCACGGAAAAAGTGAGTTGGTTAGCCGTCGTTTTCCTGCGCAGGCATTAGGCAAGCACCCGGACTACAATATTATCTTAGGTTCCTACAATCACGAATTTGCTAAGAAATTTTCCCGTGCTGTTCAGCGTACTATAGCATCTGAAGCATACCAAGAACTTTACCCCGATACAAAGTTAGACGGCATAGGCTGTCCCGCTGGAACCTACGAACGACAAGCGCACGCATTTGACATTCACAACGGAAAAGAAAAAACCGGTTCGTTTATGTCTGTAGGTGTAGGCACCGGTGCGACCGGTAACCCCTGCGACCTGTTAATACTTGACGACGTTATTAAGGATCGTACCGAAGCAGAAAGTAAAGCATACCGGGATAAGCTTTGGGATTGGTGGACAGACGCACTACAAACCCGTCTACATGATAATTCAAAAGTACTTATAACATTCACCCGGTGGCACGAAGACGACTTAGCAGGTAAGATACTTGCAGACGAAGGCCGCGTAGAAGACGGGGGCCGCTGGCACGTATTTGTATTGCCTGCGATTAAGGAAGACGACAGCAACCCGGAAGACCCCCGCGCAATTGGTGAAGCTTTGTACCCGTCAAAACACGGTCTGCCGAAGTTGCTCAAAATGAAAGACAGCAACCCCCGGACCTTTACAAGCTTGTACCAGCAGCGCCCCGCACCGATTGAAGGCGCGCTAATTAAGCGTGAATGGTTTGAGGTGTGGACGCCTGCCCAGGTGGTGCAGTTTATTGCCGGTCGGGACATTACAAAGCACTGTGTTATAGATACAGCGTTCACAACAAAGTCGCAAAATGACCCCTGCGCTTGTTTGACATTTTTCATACTTGACAACCTGTTAATAGTCGTAGACTTCTGGAAAGACCGTTTAGAAGCCCCCGACCTTATCAAAAAATTGCAGGTTCACAACGGAAGGCACGCACATGCTAAACGGTCTGTAATGTTCATAGAACCGAAAGCAAACGGCATAAGCATTGTACAACTACTTAAGCGCCTGAAGGATTCTTTAAACCGGCTTATAAACGTGCGCGAAGACTTCGTCCCCGACGTGGACAAAGTGACACGTGTAAACAGCATAATTGACATTCTGCAAACCGGGCGCGTCATACTACTTGCAGGCCCTTGGAATAATATGTTCCTGTCTGACCTGGCCGTCTTCCCTAATGGCAAAGACAAAGAAGCGGCTGACGTGCTTGTCATGGCTGTAGATAAACTAGAAAACCCTAACAAGCTTTCGGCAGTAGTTAAAATACGTACATCTATACCCCTAGTGTTGAACAATAATTAATCCCCCCCATCGTGATGGATCAAAAACCCTGTTATAGTGTCAATGAAGTTATAGTACTACTTGTAGAATGTTGTGGCTGGGAACTGTGCTTACTGCGATCCGTGCTAGTGGACGACTACAAAAAGGGTAGATACACCCTTAAGGACTTTAGTAACATGTGGATTTTAGTAGAAAGAAAAATACGCACAGGGCGCTTAGTTCGATAGTTTAGCGAAGTTTTCGGACATTCTGTCGCAAAACCTGTCACTTTTGTAGTTAATCCCGTATTAATCGTTATATTTGTAGCCTATCCACGTGGGATAGTCAATTAAGTAACAATTAAGCCCAAATTACGAAAGATGAAAACGATTAGCGCAAATGTGAAAGCCGAACTTTCAAGTAGCGAAATTTTAGAAGCACTTGTACGGAATTCCGACGCCAAACAGCTGCTATCTATGATCCTGGAAGATAGCCCTGACGCCCTGCAAAAGTTGCTAAAGAACAACCGGGAAGAAGTGTTTAAGGCTATTACCGGTTACCTGAGCGACAACCACAACCTAACTACGGACAAAGTTATTTACCAGAACGGTAAAATAATTGTAGAAGCCCGTAACGGCGCCGGGTTGCCTGTCGTGAAACAAGTTGCAGAACGTACCCGCGTAGCACCTGAAGGACACACGAAAGTAAACAAAGGTGTGTTTCAATCGCTGCGCGAATACTTAGACGACGAACGTAAAAACAAGCGCAAAGAAATACCTTTCGATGAAGTACTAAAGGA